CCTCTGCATAAACTTCAATCAACCAGCCACGCTCTGTAACTATGGCATGGACTGTAGATTCTTTGCTTATGTACGGCGTGGCTTACTGGCAAGTGACAGAAGTTTATGCAGAGGATGGCCGACCATCTCGCTTCCAATGGATTCCAAATGTTAAGGTAACTTTTAACACTGATCTTTATGGAATGACAATTACAGAATACTTTGTAGATGCAGTTGCAGTACCTATGTCAGGTCTAGGATCATTAGTTACATTTCAAGCATTTGATGAAGGAATTTTAGAACGCGGATCAGAGACAATTCGTGCAGCGATTGATTTACGCAAAGCAGCTGTAATAGCAGCCAGCACTCCAATGCCATCTGGAGTAATTAAAAATAATGGAGCAGATTTAGATCCTAAAGAAATTCAAGGACTATTAGCTGCTTGGAAAAATGCTCGCCTAAATCGTGCGACTGCTTTTTTGACTAGCACTCTCGAATACACCCCATCATCATTCTCACCTAAAGACATGATGTACGATGAGGCTCAACAATTCTTAGCAACTGAAATTGCAAGATTATGCAACATCCCTGCTTACCTGCTTAGTGCGGAAGCCAACAATTCTATGACCTATGCAAATGTATTGGATGAGCGCAAGCAATTTTTCTCATTTAGTGTTGCTCCTTATGTAAATGCGATTTCTCACAGACTCAGCATGGATGACATAACTGCTCGCGGAAATTCTGTGCGTTTTGATGTCGATTCATCTTTCCTAAAGACTGACCCTATGGAAAGACTGCTAGTACTTGAGAAGATGATTTCTATCGGCCTAATCACAGTTGAACAGGCTATGGAGATGGAAGATTTAACACCTAACGGAAGTGAAGGAATCGATGACTAACATCATTACATTTTCTGCTGACCTTACAGCCAATGTAGAAGAACGCACAATCTCAGGCAAGATAGTTCCTACGGGAACAGGCGAGGTAGGCAACACTTCAGCTGGTCGAGTTGTATTCGAGAATAATTCTATTGCCTTGCCAGAAGATCCAAAGAAAATTAAATTATTAAATCAACACAACACAAAAGATCCTCGCGGACGCGCATCATTTTTTAATGAAGTTGCTAACGATGGTATCTATGCAACCTTCTCTGTAAGTAAGAGCGAAAAAGGTACACAAAGTTTAATCATGGCTGAAGAAGGCTTGATCTCAGGTCTTAGCGTGGGCGTAGAAGTAATCACATCTAAAGTCAAAGGCGGCGTTATGCATGTATCTGCTGCTCGACTAATGGAAGTAAGTTTGGTAACAGAGCCAGCATTTAAGTCGGCTCAGGTTATCGATGTAGCTGCTGAGGATACTCCAGAAGCAGTAGAAGAAATCCAACCAACAGAAAGCGAGACAGCTGTGGAGAATACTCCAGAGACAGTTGCAGCACCAGTAGAGGCAGCAGCGGTTGAAGCTGCTCGTCCTGTTGTTACTGCAACTACATTCGTGCGCGAGCGCATAGCACCAATCACATCAGCACAATACTTAGAAGCAAACATCAAGGCAGCACTTGGTGATGATGAGGCTCGCCGCACAGTACGCGCAGCAGATGACTCAACATCTACAAACACTGGTCTTACACTTGCACCACACCTAAACACATTCATCACTGACACATTTACTGGTCGTCCAGCATTTGAGGCAGCAACTCGTCAAGCATTATTGCCAGAAGGCATGAGCTTCACAGTTCCTCGTCTTTATACTAATGATGGAAACACTGCTCCAACAGTTGCAGACACTGACGAAGGTATTGCACCATCAGAAACAGGAATGACTTCAACTTTCGACACTGTGAATGTTAATAAGTTCTCAGGTTTGCAAAGGGTCACATTTGAGCTCGTGGACCGCAGCCAGCCCGCCTTTATGGAATTGATGATGGTTGAACTCAGAAAAGCCTACGAGAAGGCAACAGATTTAGCACTTCTTTCAGCTTTCACAACATCAGGAACAACAGCAACAAGCGTTGCAGCAACAGCAGCTGGATTGCAGTCATTCATCTCAACAGAAGGCGCAGCAGCATACAAGGGTACAGGCGGAGACTTTGCTAACAAGCTAGTTGCTTCGACTGACCAATGGGCAGCTATCGCAGGATACGCTGACACAACAGGTCGCGCACTTTACTCAGCACAGGGAGCAACACAGAACGCATCAGGCAACGCAGTTGCTACTAGCGTTGTTGGTGGCGTACTTGGAACTGACTTGATCGTTGATCACAACATTCCAACAGCAGGAGTTATTGATAACTCTGCATACTTGGTTGCACCAGGATCTGTGTACTGCTGGGAATCACCACAGACACAACTTCGCGTTAATGTATTAACAACAGGCGAGATTGAAATCAACCTTTATGGATACCTAGCAATTTATCTTGCTAAGTCTGGCAAGGGTGTTCGCAAGTTCAACCTAACTTAATAAATAGGTAACTAAGTCGCTCTAGGGGGTCAGTAGCCCTCTGACTCCCTAGAGTCTTTAGAAAGGATCATCATGGCATTAACTACAGTCGCAGAGCTTCGCTCGACACTAGGTGTCGGCACTCTATACACAGATGCAGTTTTAGAATCTGTTTGCGATGCCGCTGATGCTGTCCTTTTACCTATGCTCTGGAATCCAGAGTGGTACGCAGTAGCACATAGCAACATTGTTTCTGAGGGCACACTTTACTTTGACATACCAGTTACCGACATCTTTTACATCGGTCAGACTGTCACCATTTCTAATGCTGGCACTAAATACAATGGATCTAAAACCATTCAAACCGTTGGTGAGTATTCAATCTCTGTAACTACAACTCACTTGACTGCACAACCTAAGCATCCCATTGAGCCTTTTGGCACAGTCAAAGCACAAACTTATACAGACTGGACTTTAGATCAAGCAGTACAAAATGCAGCTTTGATGATCGCTGTTGAAATCTGGCAAGCAAGAACCGCTACCCTTTCAGGTTCTAATGCCATTGACTTCCAGCCCTCACCTTACCGAATGAGCGCACAGCTACTCGCTAAGGTCAGAGGATTGATCGCACACGCACTTGCACCAACATCGATGGTGGGATAATGCCAGTTGCAGTCACAACCCTTCGCACAACATTAGCCACAGCATTAGTAGATAATACTAAGTGGCAGACATTTGCCTTTCCACCTGCCACAGTTCTTGCTAACTCTGTCATCGTCTCTCCAGATGACCCTTATCTGACACCTAGCAATAACCAGCACATAACTATTAGTCCGATGGCTAACTTTAAGATTATTATTACAGTGCCATTGTTTGACAATGAGGGAAACCTTAATGGTATAGAAGATGCAGTTTGTGGCGTGTTTGCTAAGTTAGCCGCATCATCTTTGACCTATAATGTAAGCGCAATAAGCGCACCTAGTATTCTCAATGCTGCTTCGGGTGACCTACTCAGCTGCGAGATGTCCGTATCAATCCTTACGAGTTGGAGTTAATATGTCCGAGTGGGAAAAAGAAAACGAAGCCTTCCTGATCAAAATCGGGCAGGTAGCACCAGCATCAAAGCCAGCACCTACTAAGAAAGACGAGGAATAATCTCATGGCTGTATTTCTAAATAACAATGTGGGCGTGAAGATCAACTCTGTCGATCTATCTGACCACGCAACAGCAGTAACAATTAACCGAGTATTTGATGAACTAGAAGTAACTGCGATGGGTGATAACTCACACAAATTCGTAAAAGGCTTAGAGTCATCAACAGTAACTATCGATTTCCTCAATGACACAGCAGCAGCAAATGTATTGGCAACACTACAAGCTGCATGGGGAACTACAGTTACAGCTGTATTCCTACAGACAAAGGGAACAGCAGTATCTGCTACTAACCCTTTGTACACTGTTTCAATCCTAGTCAATAACACAACAGACATCAATGGTGCTGTTGCAGATATTGGCACACAGTCAATCACATTTACTTGCAACTCAACTGTTGCAATAGCAACTACAGGTACATTCTAAACAACTAAACAAAGGGGCTAAACATGGCAAGACTAAAGATCGTTCGACAAGATGGAAGTGAACTAGAAGGCGAAATTACACCTGCGGTGGAATACAGCTTTGAATTGTTTGCTAAAAAGGGTTTTCATAAGGCTTTCCGCGATGAGGAAAAGCAAAGCGATGTTTATTGGTTGGCATGGGAAGTCACACGCAGGTCAGGTGAGACTGTTAAGCCATTTGGGATGGACTTCATTGAGACACTCAAAAGTGTTGAGGTGCTTGATTCCGACCCTTTAGCTTAAAGCGCGATCTACCACTCACCTACCTTATTGCTAGGCTAAGCATAAGGTTAGGGATCGCGCCACAACATTTATTAGAGTTAGACAAAGTAATGCTAGATGCTTTACTTGAAGGCTTACGAGATGAAGCGAAGGAGATCAAAGATGCAAGTAGAAATACTAGGAAACGCTGATCTTCGCAGAGCACTTCGTAGGTTTGCTCCAGATTTAGAAAAGGCTCTAAAAAAAGAAATAGCCTTTGCCCTTAAGCCAGTTGTTAGACAGGCTAGGGGTTTTGTGCCATCTAGTTCACCTTTAAGTGGATGGACTGCTAGGTCATTTAGCGAAGGAACCTTTCCACCATTTAACGCATCACAAATTAAATCTGGTATTGGCTACAAAACAACACCTTCAAAAGTAGATCGCAACGGATTTAGTTCTATGGCTAGAATTGTTAATGCCTCTCGCGCAGGTGCAATTTATGAGGGCGCTGGTCGTATTGGCCCTCAGCCGTGGGTTGGTCCTAAAGCTGGTAGCAATAGCAATAAGGTAAGCAAATCTATAAACCCTAATGCTGGACAGCAATTTATTGATGCTTTGCCACCGCTAACAGGCAGTCTAAAAGGTAGAGGCCGTTTAATCTTTAAGGCATGGTCACAGAATCAAGGTAGAGCAGAAGGCGCTGTGCGTAAAGCAATCTCAACGGCAGAGCAAGAATTATACAGGCGATCTAACTCAGCAAATCTAAAGAGGGTTGCTTAATGAATATCAATGAAGTAATCAATATATCCTCAAAAGCCGATCTTAAAGGTTTTAAGCAAGCTGAAACAGCAAGTCAAAAACTAGGACGAACAGTAAAAAATCTTGCTGGCACTTTTGGTCTAGCCTTTGGTACTGCTGCTGTATTAAACTATGCAAAGAAGTCTGTCAAAGCCGCTGCCGATGATCAGAAGGCACAACAGCAACTAGCCTTAGCATTAAAGAATGTCGGACTAGAGCGTGATGCTGCAAGCACTGAGCAGTACATCGCTCGCCTTCAATCTGAATTTGGCATCCTTGATGATTTTCTCCGCCCCGCATATCAAAGGTTAGCTGTAGCAACAGGTTCATCTGCTGAGAGCCAGAGATTATTAAACCTAGCCTTAGACATTTCGGCCTCAACTGGCAAGGATGTCAATGCAGTAACCACAGCGTTGAGCCGTGCCTACCTCGGCAATAACACAGCACTTACTCGTCTGGGCGTAGGACTTAGCAAAGCTGATCTAAAGACTAAATCGTTCGAAGAAATAACAAATCAACTGACAGAAACTTTTGCTGGCTCTGCTACTGCCGCTGCTCAAACTTTCTCAGGTCAGTTAGCAATTCTTTCAGCAGGTGCAGCTAATGCATCTGAAATTATTGGCACTGGTCTTATCGACTCTCTTAAATTGCTTAGCGATGGTGGATCGATTTCTAATGTAGTAACAGATATAGAAAGTTTAGCAACAGCCATATCTGATACAACTACAGGCATAGCATTATTTATTAAAGAGATTAAAGCAATTCCAGTTTTAGGATCAGCATTAGGTTTCTTATTTGAGGATATTGGCACAGGCATTATCTTTAGCAAGGCTGGCAAAGAAAGGCGAGAGCGCCTGTCTTACAATAAAAATGAGCACATGTCTAAGATGGCTCAGGTCAAGTCAGACACAAAGATTACTAAACTAGGCTCACAGCAGTTATCTACTGCAAAGAAACTAGCAGCAACGCAAAAGCAAATAGCTGCTGAAAAGAAGAAGCAAGAAGTGCTAGACAAAGCAGCTCTAGTTTTAGCACAGGGTCAAAAATTATTTGATGAAGAAGGTATCCAACTAGCGGCAGCTGCACAGGGTAAATTAACAGATGAAGAAAAGGCTCGTCTAGCCATTAAGAAAGACATCTATGATCTAGAGGCAGCAATCAATGAAGGTAATGTTAGCGCCGCTGCACGGTTAGCAAATAGCATGGTATCTAATGCTCAAAAACTAGCAGCCCTTCGCACAGACATGGACGGCTTGAACTACATACAAAATCCATTTGATGCATGGCTTTTAACTATACAAAAGATGGCTTACGAATTATCTATGCTTGCTATGGTCAAGCCTGTAACAAGTGCCGCTGCTTTCTTTACCCCAGAACAACAGGCTACAGCAGACATGTTGTCAGAGGCTAGAGCTAGAATTGAGCGTAAAATACAAGGTCAAAACATGGACAAACTTGCAGAACTCCAAGCGATGAAAGATAGAATTGAGCGCAAGGTTGGCATTGACACTATTGGCACTAGCGCATCTCCAGCATCTTTTGGCATGGACGGATCTTTTGGCGGTACATCTGTCATTGTAAATGTCGCTGGCTCAGTCTCAACAGAGCGCGATCTAGTTGCAGCCATTACTCAGGGGCTTTACACTCAACAGGCTTCAGGTACTCCAGTAACTTACAGTACGGTGTACTAATGGCTTTACCTGCAACCCCTATTGTCAAGATTAACTTGACTGGTGGAGCATCTTTTGGTGATCCATTTGTGCTAGATACTTCTGAGCTTGACTTTGCCATCCTTGCAGATCCTAGCACTGTAATCATTGATGTATCTAATCAAGTTGCTAAGATCGATACACGCAAAGAGCGCAACCTATTTCAGGACAAATATCAGTCAGGATCGGCAACAGTCCGCATTACAGATGAGAACGGTGACTGGAATCCACAGAATACATCCAGCCCGTATTATCCTAATCTTGTACCTTTGCGCTCAATCATTATTGAGGCAGATTATCTAGGTACTGTCTATCCAATTTTTAAGGGTTACATCACCGAATATCTTTATCAATATCCGAAAGATCAGGAAATTGGCTATGTTGATTTAATCTGCTCAGATGCCTTTAGATTAGTCTTTAACTCGAATGTAACTACAGTTACAGGTGCTACAGCAGGGCAAGACACTGGCACTCGCGTGGATAAAATCCTAGACACAATTGGCTGGCCCTCAAGCTCAAGGTCAATTATGATCGGTGACACCCTTTGTCAAAATGATCCAGCAACTACTAGAACAGCTTTAGCAGCTATTGAGACTGTAACCTTCACAGAGCAGGGAGCCTTTTACTTTGACAAGGCTGGCAACGCAGTGTTTAAGTCTCGTGATTTTGTTTATACATCACCTGCCGACACACCTACAGTCTTTTCTAATGCAGTTGCATCTACAGACATTGCTTACTCTGGCATTACCTTTGCCCTAGACGATAAGACAATAGTTAATCAAGCTACTGTTACACGCACAGGCGGTACAGCCCAGACAGCCTTTGATACTCCTTCTATTGAAAAGTTTTTCTTACACAGTATTACTGCCAACGATATGCTCATGCAGACGGATGCCGAGGCTCTGGATCTTGCTTCTAACTTTGTGGCTTCTCGTAAAGATACAACTCTTAGAATCGAAAGCATTACCCTTGACCTAGTAACTCTAGGCTATTCGGCAGGGGTTACAGCTGCACTGGACTTAGATTACTTTGACCCGATGCAGATCACGAATGTAAATGTGGCTGGTACTACGATTGTTAAAACTCTCCAGTGTCAAGGCATAGCCCACAGCATTACGCCTAACACATGGCGCACTACCCTCACGACTCAAGAAAATGTCTTGGATGGCTTCATCCTTGACTCGACATTATACGGTATCCTTGACACATCCGTATTGGCATACTAGGAGAACAAATGGCAGCAGGATTAGGCTTTAAGACTTTTACAAGCGGTGAGGTTCTTACTGCCGCTAATGTGAATGGGTACCTTATGCAAGGTATCAATGTGTTCGCATCAACAGCAGCAAGAGATGCTGCAATTACTTCTCCTCAAGAAGGACAGTTTGCCTTTACTAAAGACACTAATGGCCTCTGGTATTACGATGGCGCAGCATGGGTAGCATCGGGTGCAACAGGTGACATTGAAGGCGTAAGCGTTACAAGTCCTATAACAGGTGGTGGTACAAGCGGTACTGTCACTATTGGCTTTGATGCTAAAGCAGCTAACACCGTTACATTTAATGCTCAGACAGGCACAACCTACACTCTAGTAGCAGCCGATGCCTCTAATAAGTTAGTGACTACATCTAACGCATCTGCTGTAACTGTGACAATCCCACCTAGCGTATTTGCAGCAGGTGAGCAGATCAACATCCAATCAATCGGTGTGGGTCTTACAACTTTTGCTCAAGGCGCAGGGGTAACGATTACTTCAACCGGTGCTGTAGCTACTGCTCCGGTACTAAGAGCCCGTTACTCAGGTGCAACTGTTATATGTACTGCCGCTAACACTTTTACAATTCTAGGCGATTTATCGTAATGACTTCGATTTTAGGGATCATCGCATCATCGATGAAAGGTGTAAGTGGGGCCTTTGAGTCTATTGCTACGGTAACGACTAGTGCTTCGCAAGCAACAGTAAGTTTTACTTCTATACCTAGCACCTATAAACATTTGCAATTACGCATACACGCTAGGTCAAATCGTGCTTCGAGTGATACAACTGCCGTCATTAGATTTAATTCTGATTCGGGGGCAAATTATAATAATCATAGGATTTATGGTAACGGTTCGACTGTAAGTGCCGATGGAAACACAAATGAAACTAGAGTTTTGTTTTTGACAATTAACGCTGTTGGTGCTGCTGTTGCAAGTTATTCACCATATATTGTAGATGTCATTGATTATGCTAATACTGGAAAAAATAAAACTGCAAGGGCTATTGGCGGAAAAAATAATACGAATACTGATGGGTATATCTTTTTACAATCAGGAGCTTGGAGAAACACCGCTGCAATCACTACTGTTGAGTTGATTGATGTAATTTCAACTTTTGTAAATGGTTCCGTCATTTCACTTTATGGGATTAAAGGGTAATAATGCCAACAACATACGATCCAATAGCAACTTCAACTGTAGCCATTGCAACAACAGATATTACCTTTTCTTCTATTGCATCGTCTTGGACAGACTTGAGGGTTGTACTCACCGGAACAACAGTAGCAGGAAGTCCAAGTCCTTTAATTCAATTCAATTCCGATACGGGTGCAAATTATTCCTATACCCGTCTAACGGGTAATGGCACAAGTGCTGCAAGTGTGACATCAGCATTTGTAGGTGGGATTAGATGTTCACTTCTCACCGGCTTTAATTCATCCATTCCTTCTTTGGCAATTTTTGATATATTTTCATATACAGGTAGTACAATTAAAACAGTCTTAGTTGTTTCAGAAAACGACCGTAATGGTACAGGTTCAACTGAGCGCCTTGTTGGATTATGGAATTCTACTTCTGCTATCACAACTGTTAATTTAAGCAACCCAAGTCTATTTGCAATTGGCACAACCGCTACTTTGTATGGGATTAAAAATGCCT